AGATTTATCTATCCGTTGGTTTAGAAAGCAAGTAAAAGAACTTGGAGACATAAATCCAAGGGAACAACTTCGTGAGGGTAAGTTAAAAACTCGCCCAGTATTCGGTAAGATGAATTTCTTCATGTACAGTCCCAAATATAAAGATGACAGAAATGTACTTCCCTACTATGATAGATTTCCTCTTATACTGCCAATAACACCTGTCGGTGCAAATAATGTATCTGAAGGGTTTATGGGATTAAATTTTCATTATCTATCAGTACCAATGCGTGTAAAATTATTGAACGTGATGGCAGAGTATGCCAATGGCCCTATGGACGAAAGTACTAGAATCAAATTAACATGGAATAGAATTAAAAGAAACAGAATGGTTCAACCAACAATTAAAAGATATCTTATGGATCATGTAAAACCACCATTTCGTATTATTAATGCAGATGAAATGATGATTGCGGTTTTGTTACCAGTACAAAGATTCAAGAGAGCAACCGAAAACAGAGTATATGCAGATTCTAGAAGAATGGTTAATACTGCAAGGAGACCAAGTTAATGGCAAAAGAAAATAATTTAATGTTTGATTATCCTGTCCAAGAAGATAGGGATAAAACATTTGAGCAATGGTTGGCAACCTTTATGAAGGATGGGCAAGCTCGTCCTAATAGATTTGAGGCAGTAATTAACTTTCCCCCTACAATACAAGAAAATCTAAAAAGTCAACTTCCTAGAGATTTTACATTCCGTATTAACAGTGTATCATTTCCAGGCAAGAACCTTCGTACAACTACAGATGAAAATGCCTATGGCCCATCATACGAGATTGCACAAGGATTAACATATGGTGAAGAGATTACTATTGAATTTTATCTAAAAAATAACCATGAGGAAAGATGGGTATTTAACTCATGGCAAGATTACATCATATCACCAACAACCTACAATGTAGAGTATTATGATAATTATGTTGGAAGTATAGAGGTATATCAGTTAGATGAAAAGAATCATAGGACTGCTGGTATTAAAATTAAAAATGCATTTCCCAAAACACTAAATGCAATGGAAGTAAGTAACGACACTGTTAGTGAGTTGTTAAAACATACTGTAGGATTTTCATTCAGAGAATGGATACCATTACAAGCACATGGTAATCCTAGTGATGGTAAAGCATCATGGGTTGAATATCCAGAATACAAAGAAAAAGTTGTAAGTAAAAGAAACGCACCAATGGGATTTGACCCTCGTACACCGACTCAAACTATGTTTCCAGATACTAGTAGACCAGTTGGTGCAGCATTTAATGATAAATTCCCAGGCCGTGAAAAGGGCATCTTTGAGGATGCTGGTAAAGCATTCAATGATGTATTGGAAGCAAGAGATAGGGTTGTGTTCGCACAACAAAAAGTTTTGGCGTTCAGAAATTTCTTTAGAGGAATAACTAAGAACCCACTAAGTAATCTAGGAATCGGAAGAGGACTAAGATTTTAATCATCGTAATGTAAATAGGAGATAATTATGGCATTACCAAAACTCGCCTCGGCGAAATATGAGTTGACGTTACCATCTAATGGTGAAAAAGTGGAATTTCGTCCATTCCTTGTAAAAGAAGAAAAAATTCTTCTTATGGCACAAAGTGCTGGAAGTGACAAAGACCAAATAATGGCAATTAAGGACATTGTTCAGAATTGTACATTTGGAAAATTGGATGCTAACACCATACCATTTTATGATTTGGAATATGTGTTCTTACAACTTCGTGCAAAATCAGTAGGAGAGACAGCAAAACTTCAAATAACTTGTCCAGACGATGGAGAAACAAAAGTTCAAGTTGATATAAATCTCTCTGAAGTTGAATGTGTTAAAGATGTATCACACAATGATAAAATTGATTTGGGTAATGGTATTGGAATGATAATGACATATCCTAAAATTGAAATCATGGCAAATGCTGCTGGTGGTGACACTGAAAAGGCATTTGATGTTGTTAAAGCATGTATTGGTTCAATCTATGATGGTGAGAATATCACTGATAGAAAAGACATGGATGAAAGAGAGTTAGATGAATTTATTAACTCAATGACACATGACCAATTTGAGAAGATGCAAGAATTTTTTACATCTATGCCTAGAGTGAAAAAGGAATTAAAAGTTAAGAACCCTAAAACTGGGGTTGAAAATAATGTTGTACTTGAGGGAATGGCAAGTTTTTTTTAACAGCCCTCTCCCATAATTCGTTAGAGAATTATTTTAAGACTAATTTTGCTCTAATGAAACATCATCAGTTTTCATTAACTGAGATTGAAAATTGGATGCCGTGGGAGAGGGAAGTGTACGTTTCTTTACTCTTACAGCATTTGGAAGAGGAAAAGTTAAGGGAACGCCAGAACGCAGCGAACCGTAAACATAAATAATAGAAGGAGAGACTATTATGGCAGAAGAAGAGAAGAAGGTAGTAAGTCATCACCCAGCAGATACTAATGGGGATGGTAAAGTATCAGATGAAGAGCATGCAATGTTCTTAGAGTTCAAACGTAAAGAACTTGAAGATAATGATGCTATGAGAGATGCCCAGCGTCAGATGACATGGTTTGCCTTATTTGGATTGTTGTTATATCCATTTGCAGTAGTAATTGCATCGTTGGTAGGATTAGATGAAGCACAAAAAACACTAGGCAGTATGGCTCCAACATATTTTGTTGCAGTTGCTGGTATAGTCGCAGCGTTCTTCGGTTCGCAAGCATACACAAAGAAGAAGTAAAGTAAATGGCGAAAGATTCAAAAAATCAACAACAAAGTCAAAGAAGAATTATTCAAGAGGAAGTAGGAAAGGGCGTCAAAAAAGTTGCCGACCAAATAACTAATCCTTTAACATCTTTTCTTCCAGGCTTAGTTGCATCAATGCCAGGCGGTGAAATGATGAAGAAGATGGTAATGCATCTTGCTCGTCCTGTACCACCACCTGTTGTGAATGTTGAATCTAAAGACGATAAAAAGAAGGGTGGACTATCTGCAGCTCAAGTAGAAAAAGCAAATGCAGATGCTAGAGCAGACAAAAGACAAACAACCTTACTAGAAAAAATCGCTGGTGGTATTGGCGATATGGCAAAAGGGTTTCTTAATGCAACCAAAAAGGCAGGTGGATTAGGACTTGGTGTTGTTGTTGGTCTATTAGCTGCACCTATAATCACTCTTGTAAACTTCTTTAAATCACTAGGCGCACAATTAAAATTCTTAAATACTCTGTCTGGTGGTAGACTTGCAAAACTATTCGGCCCGTTTGTTAGATTCTTTGACGCAATAGGAGATATTGTCAAAAAGGGTGGTACTGGTAAAATGTTAAAGGGTTCTACATTTAGAATGTTTGGACGTTTTACAAGGTCTATTACAAACATTGTAGGTATGATTAAGAAAGTAGTAAAACCTATAATGGCTGCTGCTAAAGCATCAAGAAGTTTTATGTCGGGGTTTGGTAGAATCGCAAGGTTCTTTGCTGGTTTCGGTAGAATACTTGGTAGACTTTTCTTACCAATCACAATCGTTATGACTCTATGGGACGGTATTACTGGTTTCTTAGATGGTTTTAAGGAAAGTGATGGCGACAGTATGTTAACCAAAATCATAGATGGTATTGGTGAAGGATTAGGAAAAATTGTTGGTAATCTTATTGGATTCCCCCTTAATCTTCTAAGAGATGGTGTTGCATGGATTGGTACAAAACTTGGTTTTGACATGTCTGGATTTAAAGATTTAGACTTTAAACAAATTATTAAAGACCTTATAGCTGCACCATTTAATATGATTTCTAAGGGAATAGATTGGATTGTCTTAAAATTCTCTGACCCTGTTAAATCATTAACTGATTTATGGAATGGCCTTATGGGCGATGGTGGATTGATTGATATAATATTCAAACCAATCGACAAAGCAATTGCATGGGTAAAAGGATTGTTTGGATGGTCATCTGAGGGGCAAGAAGAGTTTAGTATTACCACATTCATCAAAGGGATATTCACATCTGTGAAAGATTGGTTTGTTGGATTGTTTTCATGGGGTAAAGAGGCTGGTACAAATGCACAAGGAGATTTCTCATTTCTAACACTTATTACTGGTGTATTTACATCTGTAAAAGAGTGGTTTATGGGACTATTCTCATGGGGCAAAGAAACTGGTACAAACGCAAAGGGTGAGTTTTCTTTCTTAACTCTCATTAGTGGTGTATTTGATTCTGTCAAAAAATGGTTTACGAGTATATTCAGTTGGAGTTCTGAAGGACAAAATGAAGAAGGATTTTCTATACTAGGTGCGGTGACTGCTGCATTTGGTTCTGCTGTCAAGTGGGTAAAGGATTTATTCTCATGGCCTGAGGATGGTAACGTAGGAACTGTGGTATCTAAGTTTATTGATATTGTCCTTGCACCTTATAACCTTGCAATCAATTGGTTGTTAGGATTGTTTGGTTGGAGTAGTCCAGATGGAGAATCATTCTCTATAGGCAAACTTGTAACAGACACTATTACTAAAATATTTGATTGGTTCAAAGGGTTACTTGACTTTGACTTTATGGGACTTATTGCAAAAATTCCTGGCGCTAAAACCGTAATGAAATTCTTTAATAAAGATGAAGAATTAAAGGCTGCAGAAGAGTCTGGACTTTATGACAAGGATTTGATTGGTGCATCTGAGATTGATAGAGATAAAGCAACAACTGCACCTATAGAACAACTACAGGCAATTCTTGATGACGATGATTTAAGAAAAACTGACAAAGCGTATATTGAACAGATTATTGCAGATAGAGCAACTGCACTAGAACAAGCAAACGCTGCACTTCAAGCTGCACAAGATGAAGCTGCGAGGGCAAATGGTGGAGTTGTTATGGTTGATAACTCTACAACAACCACAAACCAAACAGGTGGTGGTGCTAGAACACAAATAATTCCTTTATCGAATCACCAAGCTTGGGAATCTGGTGGGCATCCGTCTATGTAGTTAATCTTTAACTGCACCGTCCTTATCACCAATCTTAACTAACCAACCGCTTTCGTTTACACAAAAGACATCTCCAGGCTTGTAAAGATAATGTTCTTTCTGAGTGCCGTCTTTAGTTACACCCATTACTTCACCTTCCCAATCGCCTTTGATTTTAAATCCTTTGCCTGCTGGTAAACTGTCTATTGTATAATCTAACCACATCATTTGTATGACTCCAATAGTTCTTTTGATGGATTGCCGATAAACTCAAAGTAACCATTTGGGCCAACTCTAAACTCATCACCAATTTCAACTTGTACATCATCAATTACAAAGTGTTTATCTTCTGTATTCTTTTCAGATAAAATACGAAAACCATTTTCAAACTTCATTAAAAGTAAATCTTTCCACAACATTTCATAGTTCCTTTCCTATTTTGTAGTTGCTATGAAAACACCATTCCAATCATCTGGTAAGTCTTGTGTTTTCATATATTCACATCTCTCAATCCACATCTCATAATACTTAGACATTTGACCATCAAACTCTTCAAATAATTCTTTACAAAGTTTTATACATTTGTCGAATTTTTTTTCAGTGTAACATTGTTGCATCAGTTCATGTTTCTTTTGGGCATCTAAATCACAGTATCTATTAAGTACTGTGTAAATTCTTATCCCTACACTTTTACCTTTAACTGCAAGTTCATCTACTTTGAGGTAGAAGAAATCGTTCTTTGTTTCATCGTATGTCTTTTCTCCAACAAGTAATAGACATCCGTACTCTTTACATTTGGATTCAATTCTAGCTGCTGTACTGACGGAATCTCCAAGGACATCGTAACTGTGTCTTTGCGTACTTCCCATTTCGCCCAGATAACCAAGCCCAGTATTAATACCAGCCCCCATCCCAATGGGTGGCCTACCTTCTGAAGTAATCTTTTCATTAAACTTCTCCACTGCATTAAGCATTTCTAATCCACACTCTACTGCTGTGCGTGGATGGTATGGGTCATCGTTAGGTGCGTTGTGTATGTGCATAGATGCATCACCGATATACTTAATTACCATACCGTCACTGTCAAGTATCGGTTGTGTAATTGCATCCATGTATCCGTTCATAATCTTAGTAAGTCCTTTTACATCATCACCGAATGATTCTCCTAATGGAGTAAATCCTCGTAAGTCACTAAACACAATACTAATCTCACGTTTCATACCTTCTTTAATTAGTGCTGGATTCTCCTGTAACATACGAACAACTGTTGGTGATGCGTATCCAGCGAACTGTTTCTTGATTGCTTGTTTCTCGAAAAACTCTTTTGTGAATCTATTGAATATTGCATGGAATCCAACTAGAGTTGTTACGATAACAACCCAACTCCAATCCCATAACTGTAAATGGTTTATGAAGTAATAGTACGAACCATAACCAACACCCAATGGAATACCAACAATGAATATACCAGATAACCAATATGGTGCTTTTGCAGCAAGTAATATGAGTAGAAGTGCAAGTCCAATCGCAGATGCCCATTCTAAGAATGTTGCTTCTGGTAATCGAACAATCGTGTCACCATTTAGAATTGTTTGTAGAGATATTGCAGCTGGAAGATGTGCATACATCTCACCTTTAGGTGTTGCAACAATATTTGATAATCCCTCAGCAGTTATACCAATGATAACTGTTTTGCCTGCAAGAGAACTGTAGTCATCAGAACTTGCACTAAGTGTAGGGAATTCTTTATTGAATCTTAACCAGATTCTACCAAAGGAATCTGTCTTTATAGTTTGATAGGCAGGAACACGCATTGCAGTGATTCCACCTTCTTGTGTTTTTACTTGATATGATGGGTCACCAACTGCAACACGAATAGTTTCCATTGCAATAGATGGATAT